CTTCTTCAGTGTCCAACCGTTCCTGAATTAAGCCAACGGCCTGTTCACTATTGTGGTTTAAATAAATTTTTGGGGCTTTGCCATCGGTTGGCAAACTGCCTTTTTCAAAAATGACTTTGGTTCCATCGCTCACAGTTGCGGCGATTCCGTAAGGAACGGCCACACCTGAAACGGTGCGTGATGCTACGCCTTCAACGGCTGATGCGTCCAAAGTTAAATCGGTGGAAATAAATTTCAACATGATTAAGTTCTACTCCATTGTTGGGTTTGTTTGTGGCATTTCATCTTCATAGTCGGACATATCTTCAGAACCATTAACAATTTCCGCAAGATATTCGTCAACATCAAATTTGACACAAGTTCCGTGGGGCAGAACTGAATTCATGCTCATTGTCTGTTCAATTACTGACATGTAAGAACGGGCGGCGAAAACATACAAATCCTGGCGTGCGCCTTGGTTGCTTTGGTAACTGTATGAACCAACGCTATTTCCGTTAAGAAAAAACGGGATATTGCACATTCGTGCGGCTTCTTTTGATTGAAATTCGGCCGCTTCGGAAAGCAACATTTTTGATGCGTCAACATCAGTAGGTTGCCATTCCACAAATTGATTGATGGCCGCAATTTGATTTGAGCGGCGCGCCAATTCAAAAGCCTGTGCTAATTCTGAAAGTTCTTGGCCTGAAAGCGGTTCGCCTGATGTTTGGCGCAATACGCCAGCAGGCAAAGCGGAACTGGAATTGCGCAAGCGCGCATCTTCTAGCGCCAACGATGTTGCAATGACTTGCGGCGATTGATAAATGATTCCTTGATTGCTTCCAATAATTTGAACAACATCTTCCGTTGGAATTTGTGCGCCTTGAAAGTAAATCTGATCAGACTTACCGAACGCCACAACTGGAGGCTGAATGTCTAGCGTATTTACCATTGCGGCAGGTAGGCGCGTAAAGGATGCAGGCATTCCGTCTTGGGTTCTGCTACTGCACCACAAAAAGGCTCTACCAAAGAAAAAAAGATCATCAAAAACCCATGACCAAAAAGTTGCATAAGTTAATTGCGGATCAGGTTGGGCAATCCAAGAACGGGGGGCCAATGGTTCTTCAATCATTTCGCCTTCAAGTTCATTCCAGCGTTTGCGATACATTTTCATTGGCGTGTTGCCAACAACTGATGCGATCAAGTCGCGTGCGCGGTTGATTGTTGGAACGCGCATTGCGCGGTTGCGCATGTCGCCTTGAATGTAAGAATAGTATTCGCCAATTGACTGTTCACCTGATCCGTTGCCCTGGAAAGTACCGCCAGCGGCCGCCGAAATAGACGGTTGATCCTGTGGTGAAATGGCGGCTTTCGTCACCTTTGTTTTAAAAATGGCCATGATTCAGTGTGTCACAATCTTTCTTTTTTGGGTGGCATTGGGTTGAAAACTATCCGATCCCGACAAAAGGTCAGCAACAACCCAACGCCACCCTGAACATTAGCGATTTGAAAACGCAATGATGGGCTTTCCAACAATCGTTGGGCGGCTGGCATGTGCGGCAGTCCAAACCATGCACCGCGCCAAAGATATTTCTCCAGGGCTTCGCGCTGACGATAAAGCAATAGAAGATTCTGCCTTTACGGCAACGGCGCGTTGCACATGTTCACTCAATTGTTTTGAACCATCGTGAACAAGCATTCCTTCAAAGATCATGTTTTTCACGCCAGCGGTGTAACGCACAATTTCCCCGTAACCCACAACTTCTGTTCTTTGGTCATATTGGGTAGGCCAATGAATTTCAATGCTTGGACTAATCAAAAATTTCACATTTGTTGCCGCAAGTTTTGTTACCTCTTCCAGCATTGCCGAATAGGTATCACACACAAAAGCGACAGTGACGGCAACGCGCCGATCCATTAGCTGGACTGACCTAACCCCGAAATATCGTGAATCATCTAATGAAACTTCTATTCCTAAATAGCCGCCGTCAGGGATTTGTTCTTTGTGTTCCAATTGTGGCCACATGCCAGGTGGAATCCAGCCCTGATCTGATGCCACCCAAAGATTGCATGACGCACGCAAAAACTGGGCGCGGTTTGGGTTCAAAGATTCACTGCGCAAGGTGTCCATGGTCAGGGTGTAACCCAAGGCAGGGTTTCCCCACGCCCAAGTGCTTTCTAAATTCACATCCAGCGATGGATCAGGCGACCATTCCGCCAAATAGAAAGTTGATGTTTTGCCTGTGTCAATTGCGCGCAATCCCTGTTCACGCCATCTTTTCATCACGGTGCTGGACTCTGTGCCAGCGGTTGACCACATAGAAAGCAACGGGGAACGCCTAGCGCGCTGTGATGGAATCAAACCGCCATCAATGGCTTCTTCCGAAATATCCCAAATTTCATCAGCCACAATCAAATCGTTTGAAGTGCCGTGTCCAACATTGGGTTTGGCCGCCCGAACAATCCAGCGCGAACCGTCAGGCATTTGCACCGCATTACGGCCGTAAGCCTTTGTCAGTTTTGCCCCAAACTTAATTTCAAGCACATCGCCCAAAAGATCAAACAAAGTCACCGCTAAATCCAAGCGGTTTGCTGTAGTCAACACCATTTGTTTTTTGCCCCGTATTTTGGGCATCTCTGTCAACCACCAACCAACCAAAGCGGCCAACGCCGTTGATTTTCCAGCCTGTCTAGCGGTAGAAGTCAGCGAAACCCTATTCAACAAATCACCTTGCTCATCGTGCGCCAACTGACCATTCAAACAATGCAACTGCCAAGGCATCAAATCAATATCCAAATGCGCTTTTGCCCACACCCCCACCTCTGCCCCAAACGATCCAGCCGCATCATGGGCAGGACTTTCAAGCCTGGGTTGATCCTGGCCAGTTACGGCCGAACCCGAACGGTTCCGTTCAGATAGAGGAAAGCGAGGGGCTCGGGGGCTTGTTTTTTCTAATAAAAAAATATTTTCAGAATTATTTTCTGATTTTGGTTTAGAATCAAGAATTTTTTTTCTTTGTTGTTGTTGTTGGGCGTTGCGTTTGTTTTTTAGTTGTGCGCCGCGTTTAGCATTGCAACTTTTGCATGCGCTCACAAGATTGCTTGGGTCGTTTTCTCCGCCGTCTATGTATGCAATGAGATGATCGGCTTCTGTTGCTTCTTTACCACACCAATGGCATTCGGGGTGTTCTGCTAGTAATCGGCGGCGGTTGGCGGCATATTCTTTGTTGTTTGTTGTGTGTTGGCGTGGCATCTCACGCGCCTTCGGCTTGTGCTACCGCGCCCCTAGGGGGGCTTGCTGACAGGGTGGGGGGCTGGTTGTTGGTCGGGTTCATCTCGGTTGCTTTCGGTTTGTTTGTGGTATGTGATCTAAACAGTAACGCAAGACAGAGCCCTGAAGGCCCCCCGTCCGTTGCCACACTGGACTCCCTATTCAATTCCTTTACACACTGCGCCTCGGCGCTTTGCCCATCGCCTTTCGTGTAGCAGGTTTTGGGCGCGCCGATCAAACCAAGTTCCCTTGGATTAGCCCCACACCTTGCGACCGGTGAACAGCACATGCGACTAGCCGATTGTGTTACTTAACTAAATCTGATGATTCGTCAACAGGTAAAGCGCATACTCCATGTCATTCGGTTTCAACACTGTGTTGTATATGCCAGCGTTCTCAAATGCCATCAACCAACGCTTCTGACCTGGCGTCAGTTTGCCTTTATCTGATTTCAATTCAACAATGTAAAGTTTGCCGCTAACAGGGTGCAACAGTACCAAGTCAGGGAAACCAACATCACCTTGAATGTGTGTTCCCCAGCGGCCGCGACTGTTTTGTGCTGGTAAGTCGTGATGGATGAGCCAGCCATAGCGTTTGGCAACGGCAACAATAATGTCTTTAAATTCTGATTCGGTCATTTTAAAGCTTCAATGACGGCGCTGGCTTCATGTGATTTCAATAGTTCAAGCACAACATCATCGCGTTTTACTGTGCGTTGTATCAATTGCAACAAACCCAAATCATCTAAGTTCGCATCTTTTCCCAACTTCTTTATGTAACCAACTTGCTTAGGTGTGGCAAATGCGCCAGGGGGTGTGTGCATTTGATTGTTCACAGGTTGGCCGCCTTGTCGTTCCACCTTTTGCATTTCCTCGCGTGAAGGCCGTTTGCCTTGTGTCGCAAAACCCATGTTGGCCAGGCAACGCCCAATTGAACTTGTTTCCCCGTTTTCCACAAATGATGTGGCATTGACTCCACGATCACTGTGAATTTCGTGTGCGTATCCTGTGGCGGTTGGGTGCGCATCATCGCGCTGTTTCCAAATAGTTGTGCGAACAATGCAGGATTCTCCGTCATAGTTCATGAGTACGGTTTCAATGCGGCCATCGGGGTGTTGTTCCCAAAACCTTTGCAATCGGGTTTCAACAGTTTCGTAATTGCTTAAATCAAAGGCCATCAGCAAGCCACCCAAACAATGGCGTTTCTTCCGTAACGGGTCTTGCGGCGTAAGCCACTGTCAACAATCCAAGCATCTTTGTGCAGGCCGTTGATGCGTGCTGACACAGATTGTGCAGGCAGTTGCAACAGCACGGAAAGTTCGTCACCTGTCATTCCTTTTGCATCAGATTTCGCGGCCCATTTGATCCAAAAATGGATAAGTTCGCGTTGTTTGCCTGAATGTTCTTTGGCTTTTTTGCCTGCTTCGCGTGATGTGTCAGGCGCGTTGTTTGCGATTGCCACGGTTGGTGTGTCTAATGCTGGCCGTGTTCTTTGTCCAGCCAATCCAAGTGTGGTTGTAAACAGTTCTAGTTGCATGACAATTCCCAAAAAAATCTCGCGCTAAATGTTTTGCAACTTTGGCAGGTCAGTGCTGACCATGCGAAATGATAGACGCGCTCTGTTTCTTTGCAGTTTGGGCAAATTATTACAGTTCCGTCTTTTTTTGCTCTTGTGTTCTTATTAACTAACATCGTCGGGATGTCCTTTCATCGGGTTTATTGGTTTGACCTTAGCACAGGCCTTTAGGTCAGGGTGACACCACAAGATTTTGGTTGGATTGGTGGCATGGGGTGTGCCTTTCATTATTAGATCGCATTTTTTACAGCGTAGAAATAACATTAATCGCCGCCCTAAGACAACTGGCATTGAATCTGTTTTGCTCACCGCCAATGGTCATGTGCGCTTCATACATGATTTCAAGTTCATCCAACAAAATGTGATGTGTTGGGATTGGTTTTGCAATGTGGTTTGGTCTGCAAATTTCATCTATCAAATTGAACACAGCCATTTGGTGGTTGCTTTGTGTTCTAATCATGGCGCGTGTTTCTTCTGACAGTTCGCCTTGGTTCCATGCCACACCATCGCTCATTTTCCACCCCACGGATTCCATCGTGAATTTTTCCAAATTAGTAATGCGGCCTGAAGGTTAGTGTTGGGGTCTAACAAAGATTGGCAGTCGGTCAGCAATCCGCTTTTTTGGAGAAACGAATTTTGGCCTGAACACCAAAAGGAATTGATCTGCATCAATCCGAAAGAGCCTTCACCTGGATCATTTTTGTTGTGGGCATTTGGAATGCACCGTGATTCGCGGAACATGATTTTTTGGATTGTGGCACGCTGTTTAATTGGCCAACCTTCGTTGATTGCCAGCCCTGATAACTGCGTGCAGGCATCAGCCAACGGGTCAATATAGACGATGGTTGATGTGGTTGTTGTTTTTGGCAGTATCAGATAGGGGGTTACATCAATGGTGCTGTAGGGCGGCCCACTAGATGGCTCTGATTGGCCGTTGTGAGCCCCTAGGAGCGCCGCAAAGCCTAAAAGGGCAGTAACTATACCTGCAATGATTTTGGGGGCAATAAACGCCATGATTAACTTCCTTTGGTCGGGTGCTTCCACCCTAGGCAAGTTGATTGTCTAAAGCAAGGCTTTCGCTTTTTTCCATGCTGTGACTGCATCAGGGATTGAATCACCACGGAAATAGTTGATGTGCCACTTCTCGGAATCTAGTTCCCAGGTGAAACCGTATTCCAAAGCATGTTCCGCCATGAATTCAAATCGTGCGCCTGATGCTTCGCTGACATCAACAGATATTCCCCAGTTGTGGTTGCTTTTGCCTGGCTGTGCAATGGGCGCTTTGCCTGGCTTTAAATAAAAGTTTTTTCCTTGGTAGATGCGCGGTTTAACACCTGCAATCACTTCTGTGGTCATGCGATCATTCCATGCAATGGTTTGTGTGGCAATGGATCGGTAACAATCATTTGCGCTAGATGGTTTAAATGTTGCGATGCCTTCTTGGTGTGCGCGTTCTTTGAATGCCAGCCAAGCATCAGCGGCACAAAATAATAGTTTGCCATAAGGTTTAACATCTTTCAACATGTTTGCTGGCAGTTCGCCAGGTTTGCAATGCGCCAATACGGTTGGCAAAACAACTTTGTGTTTATGCGGAACAATTAAAGCTTTAGGTTTTGGGTTGACTGGAATTGCGCTCATGGTGTTGGTAATTCAGGTTTCCGTTTCAAACCGTTGGCGGCCACAAGTCCGCTCAATGTGCCTGTCATAAAAATGCTTAGCGTTTTCAATAAATCTATGAAGGCCGCGTCATTAGGTGATTGTTCAACTGGCTGTTCTACAAACCCCAAAAAATACACAAAACCTATAACGGTTATTGCGAAAGTGATTGCGATTGTGCAGGCCACAAACACAATCATGCGTGCGTGCAGATAGTCAATTTCGGAACGGTCTTTAGCCATTAGCGGCTTCGCATCTGTCGGCTGTGGTGCATTGGATTAGTGCGCTGTTGCGTACAGTTTTTTTGCCTGCGTTGTTTCGTGTTGTTTCGCACGCGGTCAGGATTAGCGCGAACACAAAACTAAGGCGTAGTAGTTTCTGGCGGTAGGGGTGGTATGACACATTGACCGTTTTCTACATCCCAACCAATAGCGCAAGGGTTTTCGGTGGTGTATTCAATCCACTCACCTGGCTGTAGTGCTATCCATTCGGCATCTGCGACAACCACATTGACCACTATGTCGTTTTCAACTTGTGCGTATGTTGCCATAATTTTTATACCTCGTAACTAATGTAAACATATCCTGTACCGCCCGCTGTGCCGCTTGTGCCAGCAACGCCACCAGCACCAACCGTTACGGTGATACCAACGCCAGGCGTTACAACGCCGCCTGCGGTAATTAGCGAACCTCTTTGTCCTGTAACCATATAGGCAGAACCTGATTGTGCTGCCATAGCACCATTACCACTATTAGCCGCGCCGTTGTTCCTTGTTGCTGCGACATTCAATGCAAGTTCAGTCATTTGTTCTCCACCTGTTGCAGAAACCGTGCCAGCCGCAAAAGCGACCGACGAAGTACCGCCCGCGCCCGATGACGAACTCACGCCGCCGCCGCCACCCTGAATAGTTGCAATCGCATAAGTTACGCCTGCTGGCGGCGTGAAAGTTCCGCCTACTGTAAAGGCTGTCACATTTGTTGTAGTTCCCACATTAGACCAAGCGCTTCCCGTATAAACCTGAAGTTTCCCTGTGCTTTCAAGATAGCAAAATTGTCCTTGCGCAAGCGTCTTTTCACCTGCACCACCAAACGCCGCATCACGCGTAACAGTCGTTGCAAAAACTGGTACGCCCGAATTAGTAATATTCAGGTCGGCGGCCGTTAAAACTTCGGCTGCTACATAGACAGGTACTGTTGTTACTGCGTTGGCTCCCATAGTGCCTCCTATCCTAGAACATTATCGCTGTCTAGTATGCCATATATCGCCGAATCCAAAACTAGTTCATAAACAACCGTAGTTGGGCTTGTAAAATAGGCTACGCGGTGGCCTGACTGATAGTCAATGTAATGTTCTATTCCTTCAACGGCCAGTTCTTGCGCCAGGCTTGTTGTAGTAACACCAGTTTGAAAAGTTTTTTCAACGGTGATTGTGTCACCAATTTCCACTACAGCCAAGGTGTCTTTTTGTGGTGTGGTTAATGCCAGGAATGGTGTTTCAACTGATGTGAACCGTGGTTCGGGTTGTGGGAAAAGTTGGTATGCGGCGGCCGTGTCAATTGATGCTTGTTCGTGTAACAGGCTGTTTGTGATGCTGGCTGTTTGAATAAAGTATTGGGCGATTGAACCCGTATCTTCCGCCGTGGCTGTGGTTCCGTCTAAACCTGTTATGACTGCGCGGTTAATTACTGC